CAGATTCAATATCGCCTTGTACTTCAACACCAGTCACTAAAGTACCAGCTGCAATTCGTGAATCTTTGATTGTTTGTGATTCGGTGGTTTGTGCCGATGCATCCAAACCATTGGTGGTGAATGCAAATGTATTCCAAGTTGTTGCAATCACACCGGGTGATGCTTCAAAACCAACTCGGGTTAATTGTTTAGCTCCAGAACTCATGAAGTTCTCCTTAATTTAGGCATAAAAAAACCTCCTTTAAGGAGGTGGATAGAGTTGCTAGAAAGTGAGATTTGAAATCTAACCCTCTAGTTTTAAACTTGGTTGAGCATGTTCAATCAGCTCATCTAATTTTTTCAGTATCTGTGGTCTAATTTGTTTTCCACCAACACTTAGAATTCTTCCTGCATTGGATAGGGTTTCTTTCCATTGATCAGCAAGTAAGGATAATTTTCCAATTTCAAGTTGGATGCCGTTTAATGTATTGCGAGCCAACTCTTCTTGCTCAATGTAAAACTTACGAATTTCGAATCCTTTTTCATTTCGCTCCATCATTCCAAGATGTTTCGTCATATCTACTGAAATAATGTATTCAGTTGTTGGGCGACCACCTTTTAGGTTATCGTCTTTTTTGACGAAAACCATATAATCAAAATTTTCTTCAAATTTGCATTGGGTAATACGTCGTTTAATCCAATGTGAAAACTCTGCTTTGACTTCTAGCATTTTGTGCAAATCACGGGCATTTACGCCAAGTTGAATTTTTCCATTAAGCTCCACTTCGATAAATGGACTTTTACCTTCAATTTTTACAATCGCATTCATTGTTATGCTCCGACCACTCATAAATAAAAGAAAGCCAACAAGAAGATGCAATGAGTAGTCGAAACGACCATCTTCCTTTCAGGAGCTACCCTAGTCGGCTTAGATGCCATATTTCAGGCATAAAAAAACCTGCCACTATGGACAGGTTCATTTATTAGAGAATTAGGTTTGTTGTGTGATTTAAGGCTTAAAGTCTATATCGACTGAAGTGCTTGCAACTTCATATGTTTTAGATTCGCCTATTGCTTGTACCTGGACTAAATCAACATAAACATTTTGAACAGGTAAAGAATTATCTTTTTGCCATTGTGATATTTCAGCTTGAGCCGCTTTAGCAATTCTTTGTTCTAGTTCTAACTTTTTCGCTTCAATTTCATGAAGCATCTTCTGGTATTCGTTCATTCTTCAAGTTCTCAAGACTTATTGTTTGGGTAGATAGATGCGAAAGATAATTTTTCAATATACCCTCCACATTGCGGACACTGCCTATCAATAGTTGCGTAATAAATGCGCATTAACTCCGAGATTGTCTTGCATTCTAGATCTGGTGGTGCTCCAGCAGCCAATTTAATATTGTTTATTAATTCTTGTCGCTCGTTCTTATAGCGTAAGTAATCTGCATCCATATCAATTCACTCTAAATTCAGCACGAACTATTTTAGCGTAAAAGTTGTCATCATCCATATCTTGAGGCGCATGTACTTTGTAAACTTCTAAATGCGAAATACCAAATGATTGAAGAAAATCACGCCATTGGTCGCATAGGTTTATCATAGTGATTGTGCCTGTGTTTTTAGGTGCAAAACATTGGATAGAGATTAGCCCAATATCTCGAATACATGGCTCATTTCCAATTCCAGCAATCAAACTATTTCCATATTGGATATGGACCCTACACCACAACTTATTTGTAGGTGGAACAAAAGGTTTTCCGTCTACCGTTGGTTGGTTTGGAATTCGTAGATTTGCCTTTTCCACACCAGTAAATTGACCAATCTTTTGATAAATCGCTTTCTCAGCTTCGCTTAAAGTCATCATTTGTATTTACTCGATACTGAAAGAAAGGTTAAGCCGTAAATTCCTGATGGCGCTTGTTGTGAATGTCCATTCTCAAGTCTTACTGCATAAGGAAGATTGTTTTGTAAATAAACTGTGTCACCAAGTTTGGCTTGCAATATCTTTTCCGCTCCTTCAGAAAACGCTTGTGGATCAATTGAACCTTTGGGTGCTTTATTTCTATTGCTTGGCAAGATTGCAGAATCAGCATGATTCACTGAAATTCGATTGTTGTAGCGAAATCCTCCCTCATCAACAGGACTTGCAATAATCACTCCTCTCAACATCTCCGCACTTATCTTACGTAAATGATCATCGCCATCTTTCAACACCTGCAAAGCAAACTCTGTTGGCTTAGTTCCTTTCCAGCTCATATTTCACCCATTAAAAAACCCACCGAGGTGGGTTTGGTTTAACTATTATAAGGGCTTGTGCAATTACCCCAATAATCATCTTTAGGATTATAGCGATAGGTGAGCTCAGTCCCACCTTCAAATGAAACAGTTGCAATCCAATATTTTCCATCAGACTTGTAATTAACGTAATTTTCGATATTTGGAAAATCTTCTTTTAATCGATCCTCCAGACTTTTACAAATATCTTCACTTGGTTTAGGTTTACTCATTTGCAATCTCAATACATTAAGCTAGACAATTGATAACATAAATACATTTAACTTCAAGCCTTTCTCAACTGACAAACCCAAATACTTTCACTTGGATCCTCGCCAACATTTAAAACTCTAAAGCCACCTTTAGAAGTTACCCAAACATCATCAATCTGAGGCACGCCACTAATTTCATTTTGAAGCACAGTTGCTTTTACATCTTCGACTTGATAATCAATAGGTTTAACCAAATCTCGCTTATATGAGCCAAATACGCCACGTCCAGAGTATTGCTCAACAGTCACCATTGGATAAGTCTGTGAGTCAAAATCGAAATCACCAGATTGGATTTCTTTGGAGCAAGTAAAAGTGGTGATTGCATCAGCTAAATCAGTATCAAATGCCTCTGCAATGTCGGCTTGTATTTCATCACGTAAACCCATTCTAAGTCTCGCTTTCCTCAAACATAGCAAACAAATCTTGAGCAATACGCTGTATTGAATATGCTTCAAACTCAGTGCTTGGATTTTTCTCACCCATTAGTTTTCTGATTCGTTGCCAAATATGAACAGCCTCATGCAGTAAGAGCCCATGAACTTCAATCAGTGTTCTTTCGCTACAATCGCCCAATTGAACAATGCAATGCTTACCTTTGTCGTAATAATCAACCTGAGCACCAGCACCTAAATGCATAAATTCCTGTGTATCAGTTACATCGTCAAACAGTAGATTGAACTGATCTTGATTGCGAACAAGTGTGTATTTTGAATGCTCAAATGGCGAAATATGCCATTCAGGGATGTAATTATTGTTCATCACAATTTCCTTACCATTTGAACACGCGATTTTTTGGTGTAAGGCTTAATTAAATCCAAAATGTATTGCTCAGTTGCATTTATTGATTTAGATCCATCTTGATATACCTTTTCGCTTTCAACGCTATCCGCTTTGACTCGCTTAGATTTAAGTTCTTGGTCTTTGTCGACGTAGAGCTGTTTATCAATAATGCCTTTAATGATCTCAAAGGACGCATCCTTTAAATCCTGTGGCACATCATCAACATTTTCATAATCTTTAACGTTTCGAGCTAATAAATATGCTCGACTTTTCTTAAGAAGTTGAGTCTTGTCACTTTCACTTTGGTTGGTCCAAGTATCCCCAAGCGCTTGCTCAACTTCTGATTCAGTGACAAAACTCATGACTCACCTATTTTGCTTTGGTTGTTTTCGGTTTTTCTTCATCCGTTTTATCAGCGTTTGCTTCCAATTCGGTGATTCGGGCTTTCATTGCATCAATGTTGTTTTGGAATGCAATTGATTCCCCTTTAGCGGTTTTGAGTTGGTCTAAAGCATCATCACGCTCAGCAACCAACTTTTCACACTCAGATTTTGCTTCATCTATAACTGCTTGTAATTCAGAAGTAATGTCGACTTCCACTTGAACAGATAGGGCTTGTGCATCTAAAAATGAGTAGGCTTTTTTTACTGCTTCAGCATTCGGGAATTCATCATCGACTTCAACTGAAGTTGCGGCAGAGATAACACCTAGAAATGAAGTTCGGTAGCAAACATTTGGTTGCTGATTTTCAGGAATGGTATTTGTATAAATTACTTTCACTTTATTCTCCAAAACAAAGGCGACCGAAGCCGCCAAGTTTATTAAGGTGTACCTGAGATTACCGCAGCAAAAGGCACAAGTTTACGATCAAACACACGCTCCCAATTCGCAGCATTTGCATATTGAGCAATTGTTGGAGTTTTATTTGGATCTTCCTCACCTTTCCATGAGAATCCGGCAGGCTGCAAGATGTAAGTCTTACGCTCCACGATGATTTCAGAACCACCACCGTTACCACCTAAGGCATCACGCTGAACTTCAACTGGATTGGTTGGAGTACCCTCACCATAACCGAAGGCACCTGTACCAAAGAACATTGAAAGATATTGGTTTGTGCCATAAGTAAGACCGTCATCCATAAAGATTGGTTTACCAAGGTAAGTGGTTAAGATGATGTTCCCTTGAGAGTCTTTCACATACTCAATCAGGTCTTTTTGCACCATCTGCTTCATCACAACAGAATGCACGCCAATTGCAGCAAACTGATCGGCTGCATCACCAGCGGTAAATGCTGCATCCTGCATAGCTGTAGCGGTCATCGTTGCGCCTGCATCAATAACCATATCACCTGAGTTGTTTGCAAGATTCGACGCAATCACACCACGTGCAGCACCCAATAAGTAACGCTGCCATTGGCGCTCCCAATACTTCCCATAACGATTGCGAATGTGTTGCATTGGTTCGCTGTTGGCAAGCTCAGTCGTTAAATCTGACACGCCATAAGGTTTGTTCAAATAAAGAGTACGCGCTTGCATCTTGCCTTGCGACGCTTTACCTACTTTACCTTTTTGATCTGGATCATCTGTAGAGACGTTCGCTTCTTCATTGGCATCAAGATCCTGCCAATAAGAAATTGTTGAAGTGCCTTGACCATTATTTGCAATATCACTCAAAGCTGGGTTTTTGGTAACAATACCTGATTGATAAACTGCCGTTTTTTCAGGTGAGTTCACTGGATCTAATGTTTGGTAGTAATCTCCAACAAAAATATCCGCAATACGAGTAGCTGGCATAAATTAGTTTTCCTTAGTTTTTAATAACTGTTGAAATGCGTTTGGATTTTCACGTGCAATTGCTGCACGTTCTGATTCTGTATAGTCAGACCATTTTTTAGTTGATGTTCCTGAACCTGGCGCACCAGAACCTTGTGGCTTAGGGAAGAAATAAGACTTGGTTTCACGCAGACTTTCGACCCATTCTTTAGGACTTAGTGGTGTTGAGCCATCTTTCCCAATGATTGTTTCGCCATTTGCATCGATCATCACAGCATTGCCTTTTTCATCTAAAGCAAACTGAGATAAAGCCAAAGCCGTAACATCGTCTGTCGCTTCCGCTAAACCACCAACACCGCTGAATGCTTGTGCAATCTGACCTTTCACTACTGACTGTTTAAACTGGTTTGCATAAGCTTCCGCTTTATTTGCTCGATCAGTTTCAGCCTGTAGTTGTTTGTCATGGTCCTGCTTCATTTTTTCAGTACGCTTTTGAATGACTTCATCAATCTTGCCCTCGGCAATGAGTTTTGATTCTTCATCCATATTGGCTTTTGAAAGAAGGTCTTTAACTGCTGTTAAATCCACACCTTCCAACTGCTTTTTAATGCCTGAAAGTTCAGTGTTTAAGTCTTTATTCTTTCCAAGTAGCTCATCATTTTTTGCCTTCAAGCCTTTGACTTGTTCATCTACGGCATTTTTGATGGCTTCTTGAATTTCAGGGTTGTTTAAATCAACATTTTTGTCATCTGACATTGTCTATTCCTTGAATAACCGCCTAGCGGATTTGTGAACCTGAGCTTTGCGCAGGCAATAAAAAAGCACCCGAAGGTGCTGTGATTGAGATTTGGTTTGTTTTAGCTACTAACAAACAAATGATAGCCTTCTAATTCCTAGAGCTTATTTCTGCAATTTTTAACGCATCTTTTGTTGAGCGCTCAATTCTCATGTCTTCACTAAAGTATCCTGTTGCAATGTCAGCTTTAGAAATAGCTGTGCCTAAATGAAATTTACCATCAGGCCAAGCAATCGCCATTACGTGTGGCGTAGGTTGCTGACAAGCTGTTGTGTGCACCTCAACACGGTCAATCAATGCATCGATTTGCTCTTTGGTAATACACGCTGCTGCTTGCTTTTTAATTTTCTTTTCACATAAAAAGCCCTACTTGTTATTTAGTAAGGTTGGTACCGGCTGGTGGGTGGCAGGTTTTCTAAATTTATTTATGCAGAATAATTTCTATAAGATTATCCTTAATATTTACAATCTCTTCAGGCAACATCTGTATTAAAGTAACTTCGTTATTCTTTATGTATTCCTTCATTTCAGGTGCAAGCTTTCCTCCAAAAGATGACATCTCCCTCACACTTCTTGCATTAAATTCAAAAAGTG